AATATGCGTAACAAAGAAGCAGATGATAGAGTCAATCAAAAGGTTCTGGAAGAACAGATACTAAAATTAAATTTCAAATCATTTACACAGATAGTCATTCTAGGTAGTAGTAACTTCATACCATTCATGCAACTCAACGGTCCTAACCGTAGAGAGGTCATAGAAGACCTTCTAGACATCAAGATATTCTCTGCTATGAATAACATAGTAAGAGACAAACTAAGGGTCGTCAAGGACTCTGTAAGGACTCTAGAGTTAAAGAAAGATAATTTGCATGATAAGGTGAGGATGCAAGAAGAGTTCATAGAAGAACTAGACAAAAGAGGTAAAGAGAATATACATGAGAAAGAAGAAAAAATTAATATGATAGCATTAGACATAGACAAATTGTTAAAGAAAAATGAAACTTTAAACGAAAATTTAGTTAGCGTTCAGAAACAATTAGAAACTGTATCAGATGCTTCACAACGATTGCAACAACTAGGTTCTTTGAAACAGAAGATAGGTAATAAAGTATCAAGAATTACTAAAGAAGAAAGGTTCTTCAGTGAACACAAAACATGTCCTACATGTGATCAACACATTGAAGAATCATTTCGGTTAAATAGAATTAAAGACGCTCAATCTAAGGCAAAGGAACTCAATGAAGGTTATCAAAAACTGGAGGAGTCAATAACACAGGAAAGCATCAGAGAGCGACAATCAAACACTTTCACAAAGGAGATCAGCAACTTAACTTATGACATTTCTCAAAACAATACTAGAATTTCTGCTTTACAACAACAAACAGGAGATCTACAACAGGAAATTCAAACTGTTACCAGTAAGTTACAAAACAGAAATACTGAACATGAGGAATTAGGAAAGTTCAAAGGAGAACTTGAGATTGTATTCGATAAGCTTGCTACCGAAAAAGAGGAAATAAACTACAACAACTTTGCATACTCTCTATTACAAGATGGAGGAGTAAAAGCAAAGATCATAAAAAAATATCTTCCTCTAATAAATGAGCAAGTAAATCGTTATTTACAGATGATGGATTTCTATATAAATTTCCATCTAGACGAAGAGTTTAACGAAACGATTCAAAATCCAATACATGATAAGTTCTCCTACTCATCTTTTTCGGAGGGAGAGAAAATGCGTATCGACCTAGCACTTCTCTTTACATGGAGAGAAATTGCTAGGTTTAAAAACTCTGCAAACACCAACCTGTTAATTTTAGACGAAGTATTTGATTCATCACTAGATGGATTTGGAACGGATGAATTTATAAAAATTATAAAGTATGTTGTTAAAGATGCTAATGTATTTGTGATATCACATAAGACAGATATGTTAGACAAATTTAGTACAGTAATAGAGTTTACAAAGAAAGGTGGATTCTCTTACTCTACTAAGAATTCTGCTGACGCATAGTGTGACAGTAAAAAAAGTGGCTCGACTGTCCAGTAAAGAGTCACATATGCGGTTATAATGGTATTATAAACAAACAAAGGTTATTATGAAAGGAGTTCAACTGTCACCCACCATTGACTATCTCTCTATGGAAGATGAGCAAGGTCCTGTAGGTGTCCTAGTATTTCGTGGCACAATGCATCAACCTGCTATGGTAGCATCTGTAGAGTGTCAAGAAGATTTTAAATCTGCATACAACGAATTCAAAACTTACGAAGACTATGCCTAATTCAAAAACAGAAGTAATCCTAGAAAGATTCCCTTACAGATTTGTACAGAAAGGTCTTCTAGAAACAAATGGCGAACCAGACTATCGCATACAAAAGTTCAATGAGATACAGAAAAGATACTACGACATGTATTATCTTGACAGTGCTATACAACTAGACTGTGCTATCGAAGATCCAGAGTATGTAAAGTGGTTAGATCCTGATCCAGAGGTTGCTGCTTACGGTAAGAAAAGTGACACTGTTGTCTCACCTTACGGTTGGCATTCATGACAAACTCATGGAGTTTATTAGCACATCATCTTGAAGGAACTATGGACGAAGTATTTCCAATAAAACCTAAGTTCAAATACAATGAAGATGAGATCTTAGACAGTATTAAAGAGTACATTGGAAAAACATATTCCAAACATTACTCTAACAAAATACAGACTCTAGATCTCATAGATTCTGTTGGTGATGCCTCTGCATTTTGTAGAAGTAATATACTAAAATATGCTTCTAGATATGACAAGAAAGGCACACCAAAGCTTGACATTCAGAAGATAATACACTATGCTGTATTATTATACCACTTTGAAGGATTAGACAACGATGGATATGAAACTATCTGAAAAAACCATTGACCTACTAGAAAATTTCTCTTCAATCAACCAATCAATCTTGGTGAAGAAAGGTTCTAAACTTCGCACTATTAGTGTGATGAAAAACATACTTGCCGAGGCAGATGTTGATGAAAACTTTGAGAGAGATTTTGGTATATACGACTTACCACAATTCTTAAATGGTGTAAGTCTTATGAAAGATCCAGACTTGGATTTACATAATGAAACTTACATGATTATCAGAGAGGGTTTGACCACTAAAGTTAAGTTTGCTTTTGCAGATCCTGATGTAATTATCTCACCACCTGAGAAGGGAATTACACTACCATCAAGTGATGTATGTTTCCAGATCAATAGTGATCAATTAAATAAACTACTCAAAGCATCTGCTGTATATCAATTGCCAGATCTATCAGTGATTGGTAATGGAACAACTATTTCTGTTTTAGTATCTGACCGTAAGAATGATAACTCTAATGAGTTCTCCTTACATGTTGGAGAAACAGACAAAGCATTTGAACTTAACTTTAGAGTAGAGAATATCAAACTGTTGCCAGGTTCTTATGATGTAGAGATATCTAAACAATTGCTTGCTAAATTTACAAACAGCGATTATAATTTAGATTATTACATTGCACTAGAACCAGACTCAACATACGATTGATGTTTAAACAAACAAGTGATGAACCTTATGACAGGCATCATTACAAAATAGTTTCTAAACATTTTACTACTTTCATTGTAGAATCTTGGGACGAAGTTCAAGAGTGGTGGTGGAATCATTGTAATATGATTAATTTTGATGCTAGGATAGAAGTCCTAGACAAACCAAAACAAAAACCTAAAGGATTTTAGTAATGAAGGAATTTAATTATGATCTCAATTACAAAGAACTTGATTTTACAGACGCAGACACTCGTAGACTTTATCGTATTGGAAGAGGAGAACAGGGAGTCCTTTTGGTTCGCCCTTATACTAATGATATATGTGCTCATTGGAGGTTTAAAACTCCAGACGAAGCAATAGAATCATCTAATCACATCTTCGGCATGTATCTAGATTACCGAGATGAAGAAGACTTCATCGGTATGGATATGTGTCGTAAATTTTTAGAGATGGGATTCACTCGTGCAAGACGATATGCAAATCATAATTCTGGTAGAAAATATAAGAAGGGAACTAAAGAAGTTCTACCTCAAGAACCAGATCACATGACCAGTAAGTTTGCAGAGTCCGCTCGAATATTTAAAAAAGTTCGTGATGTTGTTGCAAAAAGTCCTGTGTATGTTATGATGCGTAAGCAGTGGAGAGCATCTGAATGAACATCTTTGTAACTAGTCCAGATCCAGTACAATGTGCTCAGGTATTACCTGACAAACATATTGTTAAGATGCCACTAGAAACATGTCAAATGTTATCTATCGTAGCATCTAAAAAATGGGGACATGGGTTTGGCACATTACCTAAATTAAATGGAGAACCATACAAAACAGATAAGGGTGCATTTCGCAACCATCCCTGTACAGTATGGGCACAAAGACATTTCTATTGGTTACTACGACATGGACTTGCACTGTGTGATGAGTATGAACACAGATACAAAAAGACACATAGTTGTCGATATACTCTCAATGCTGCATTGCAGATTTTTCCAAAAGATTCATATGAACCTTACTGGGCATATGAGTTTGTCAGAGCTATGACCGATGAGTTTAAACATGACACAAGCATTAACACTTTTGATGCTTACAAGAATTACATTAGCAGCAAACCTTGGGTTACATCTAATTATATTCGTGACCCATCCCGCAAACCAGATTGGGTATTATGATTAATTTACTAGCAGCATGTCCACCAGTTTACACTTTGCCTGGCACATGGAATGATCCACAAAAAATTGCAAAGTGCTATAACACACTTGTACCACATGGTAATTATGGTGGACTCTCGCAATCTGGGCAGTTTGCTGCTATAATAGGTATTACATTGTTTGCTTTAGTAGGTATAGGTGTCTACAAAGCATTCTTTGATAACGAAAACCTCACTGATCCTTGGGACGAACATGATGACTAAACTGATAAGATTTTTAACAATTTTATCAGCAACCGTCTGTTTCTTCCAAGCA